GGAACTTCCAGAACTCCTGGAACAGGAGCCCACGACTCTAAGTCGCCTGCGCTTCCGACACCCTCACCTCCATACGGTGGAGTACTTTTGTACTGGCTTTCCTCCCAGTTGTGCTTTACGCCTCTACGAATTTCGTAGGCGCAATCATGCGGCGACGGATTGGTCCTGATCTTTCAAGACCAAAGCTCGTTTGTTCCGCATCGAATTGCGCGTAAGGCGTTGTGCCTCTTCTGCGGAGGAAGACAGCCAACTTCCTCGCTATATCCGCAGACAGGTTCTCATACGACCCGGGAATCCCGGGGTGTACCATCACCTTTCTCATGAACTTCCTAAGATACAGTCTACCAGACGGCGTCTTAGGATCATGGGGAGTCCTATAATAGAACTCAGCGGATCGAAGCTTCCCCAAAGCGTTTCGGGCGGCAACCTTGAGGCTTTGCCTCAACGTACCGTCCTCATCGTCCGGGGATGTGACTAGGATGAGAGGTAATGGGGCAGGCGGTGCAGAGGTTAATTCCTCCCACCGGCCAAAGTCGGCTGGCGTGTCCAAGTCCTCCGGTTTGACCCCCTTGGGTCGCCGGGAGGGTGGCACTTTCCACCGAAATACCCGTTTCACACTCGTCTCGGTCGGGATCCTGAGATTGTAACTTACAATCTCCTCCTGACTTTGACGAATCTCTCTTAGCCACAGTCGGGAAAGCCGGTCAATTGCTGACTTCGCATTCCCCGACGACGGTGCCAAACCTGTGCCCACAAGGAGATCCTCCAATGGCCGAGAAGCCATAAATGTGAGCCACTCGTAGTGACACCTCGTACTAGCCTTGGGAAATATGGGGAGGGAAATCCCCCCATACATCTCGGAAGCCCCGAGAGGAGCCCCCAGCGCGTAAAGCGCCTTCCAGAAGTGGAAGAAAGGGGAACATTTCCAAAGACTAGCCCTTGGAGGCCGAACAAACTCATCAGGGTCACCCCGCATTGCGGTGGGCTGAGTAGCCCAGGTGACCGAGCCTTTCGATCCTCCCGGAGGAGCAGACAGAGTCGAGACGAAGGTGTGCTCTTGGGGAAACCCGTCAACGTACGGGATCTCCTTGAACAACGCCTTCCGGCTATGGTAGTAGGATTTTTCCAACTGCAATAGGACTCCCCGTTCTCTCATGAAATTATCATAGAGAGTGCGTCGAGCCTCTGTCCAACGCGGTAAAACCGCGTCGTCGCCACAAGTTTTCATGGCGACTTCTCCTCTTTTAACACGAACACCCGTGTTCCGCAGTGCCCTCAACTCTCGTCGGCCATATGGCAGGCGTTTTAGAGTTAGCTCTCCGCAGTAAATACTGAGGAGCGGCAATACAGGGAAGGATGTGGGATCTCCCATCATCTGACCTGTAGAGGATAATGCGAAATTATCGAGGTCGTGTTCGGTCGGGTTATACAACCACCCTCTTGTGGAGTTCAGGAACCTAGTGGCAAATGCCACAGAGTCCGTTCTCCAATCTCCCTTCTCGGATACCGAGAGGTAGGGGGTGTCTGGCTGCCCGGCCATATACGAAGGAAATAGACTGGACGGTGGGAGGACGGCTCCATCCAGCGGAAGCAATATCCGCTTGGGACCGAACAACAAGTTAAAATACTTGGTGTAAGGCCGGAGCCTCTCGTCGTACAGGGCTAGTTCCTCGTAGAAAGTCTGAGTCAGCCATTGGGGATGCAGGTCGGTAGCCGCTGTTGCGTCTTGGGAATACCAAGGACCTCCTGCGTTCTCGAGACATACGTCCCGAGAACCCCCCATGGACTGACTAATTCGAGGGTCGTTCACGAGTACGTGATCGGCCACTCTCCTCAAGACTTGGAGTACCAGATTTGCGGCGGTAAGCGCGCACGTCGGGAAACGAGTCTTCAGACCTTTTTCGGGAGCTGATATTGGGAGGACAGGTAGGAATTCTACATTGTCCAGGACATAAAAAGTCCCCTCTATCAGCTGTCGCTGTAAGTTCAGTGACACATTAGGTAAAAAGTTAAAGGCCTGTTCGACAGGGACCTTGAAAACCTTTTCCTCGTCACCTTGGGCAGAAACGTCTTGCCCATCAATGACGGCGCCATGGGACCACCTCAGAAATTCTGAGTCATCCCCTCGCTGAATCATTACAGCCGCACCTATTTTACATAGGTGCCTCACTCCGGCAGCGTGACCCCCCAGCATTCTGGGAAATCCCACACAGGCGTTTCCAGAGGGAGCGGTGTAAAGTTCACCTTTCCCCCTCGCAAAGCGCCGGATGTAGTCCTTAATCCAAGGCCTCCATTCCGGGTCAACAGCCGGTGGCTTCGAAGTTAACCGCTGCAACAGGCCTTGCAACCCCTCCCCAGAATCTGGGGGGGGGGGCGTAGCCCTTGCGCAGTAGGAAAACTCCAAAGCCTGCCATTTATAGTCGAAACAGGCCATGCTAGTCCGATTGGGTTTCTTCCCGTCGAAGTACCATGACCTGGCCCTGGCTGCTTGGGCTTTAAGCTCCTTCGCAGCAATCAGAGGGTCGACTATAAGCCTGGTCCGCCATCGTGTCACCGAACGTCTTTGACCCGCGGTTAAACCGCGGAAGAAGTTCTCACGACGGAGAGTTTCCGTCCGAACGACTTGATAAGCCGTCAGACACGCGTCCCAGGTAGCGCGTTGGAAGTGCAATATGCGCAGGTTGCGCCGGTATTTTCGAACAGATTTCTGTAACGAATCCGGCAACGAGTCAATCTCGCCTGCTAGCTTGGAAGTTAGACGGACGAGGTCCTCTGCTGCCAACGCATAAAGCTGATGGAGGGAAAGTCCCTCCTCCTTTGGGAAGCTAGCTTGAATCAGCTGCTTACCCCCCCAACGCCCCGAACCAGTACCAAAGTCGATTACCGCGTAATTCGCGAGTACCTCGACTGGGTACCAGAACAGAGCCTTCAATTGAAGCCCGGAATGCGACATATAATATGGCGTATCCAGGGTGGGCCAGGGCAAGTTGCCTCTCCCCGCTCTCTCCCCCTTATCTCCTTCGCAACGCGGAGAAGACAGAGGAATCAGGGTTCTAAGCCCCTTCTTCCTCCTAGGAACCAAGTTCCTTTTGGGAGGCTTTTCAGCCTCCAGGCCATTACTGGCCATTACCATCGACGGTATCGTTG